TTTGGTTTTTTTGTCGCTCCAGAAATACTAGAAACTATGTGTACCCAGCTTTCAAAAACACCAGCTGATTTACTTCCACCACCAACAGATTTTATTAAGGCAGCAATCTCAGAAGCATGAACTTCATATTCTTCTTCTTTAATATAACTTTTGAATGTTTTCATTTTTTCCCTGAAATGTGGACAGACTAATCCCTACTAGTATATTTATAAAAGAAAAACATTGTAAATTTAACTAACTGCGGGAGTAGGGTCTTCGTCTGGAAAGTTTAAAACACTCTTCCAAACTTCTTCCGTACATTGATGCCATCCTATAGTAGAATCATCTGCCATTTCTTCGCAGAATAGGTTTCCATAATTATCCTCCATTATATAAATGGGGCAATCATGAAAAGAGGATTCATTAGTTATGAATAGGACATGAGTAAAAAGTCCCATATTTGGAAAGACATAGTAGCACCCTGGCTCAAATGTGGGGGGTTCTGCTTTGGGTTTTTCGCGTGCCTTGCGCATCGCGGAGAACTTCTCATAGGTGACTATTTTTTCTGAGGAATCTATTAAATCTTTAAATTCGTCATCGCTCATACGGGTTCCGCCGAACATTGTAATGGAAATTGATTCTCTTTGGCTGATTCTAACGTATCCCAAGCCTTTTGTTCGGCTATTTCAAATGTATACACGCCAGCAATGCCCTTGCCTTTTTTGTGAACCTCTAACATAATACTTTCGGCTTCAGGTGTATTTTTATGGAAAACCGTTTCTAATATCCATGTCACAAATTCCATTGGAGTAAAATCATCATTATGTAAAATTACCTTGTAATCCCTTGGTGGACGTAATTTTTTGGTTTTCTTTTTTGCTTTTTTGAGTTTTAATGTTTCTGTCATGTAATTTTAAAACCTGAAAAATCTTTTTTCTTAAAATTATAATTAGTAGCTTTATCATAAGCAGGAACCTCATTTTCCTTGTCTTCATCTTGACCAGTATCCACCAAAGACTTCTGGGCAGAAGGATCTAGATCATACAACTTCATTTTCGCTCTATCTATCCCCACAACAAATTTCTTGTTTTGAGTAGGATCACTATACCTATTTTTTAGCTGTTTTATAAGAATCTGCCCCATTTCCTCTAATTTCTCCGTAGAAATAGCAGCACACATAAAATCAGCAGTTGATGGAAGTCCAAAACTTTCACTAGTATCTTCCAAACCGATATCTGTATTGGTAAAACCACTTCTAGTAGTTTGAGTTGCTGAAACTATAGGAATACCACATTCAACAGCCAACCCCCTAAGTTCTTCAGCAATTGATTTTATATAACTGTAAGAATTTACATAAGCTCCTGCTTTAATACGAGAAGAAGAGCAAATATTAATATAATCAACATAAATTATAGTTGGTTTAAAATTCCTCTTTAGATTCAGTTCATTTAAGAGAGCTCGAAAATGATTCACATTAGCAGCAGCTGTGGGATATTCCTTGATAATTAATCTTCCTTTGGTTGTTTGTCTTAAACTTTCTATTTTGCTATCATACATCTGTTTTGGAAGTACATTCAAATCATCCAAATCAATATTCAATAAATTAGCATCAATTCTCTCAGCTATCTTCTCTTCTGACATTTCTAGTGTTATATACAACACATTCACTCCCTGAGATAGACAAGCGGATGCCATGTGACACATAATCAAGGATTTTCCCACACCTGTTCCAGCAAGAATAATATTCAAAGTCTTTACAGAAAATCCCCCCTTAGTGACTTTGTTGAAGTATTCCAAATCGAATGGAATTTTCTTTTCAGATCTATGATAGGAATCAAAACGATCATCGCTATCAAGAAAGTAATCATGACCAACATGAGGATCAAAAGAAACAGACAAAGCATCAGTAAGTAATTCAGGAATAGCACCTTTTTCTTGAGTGTTTGCTTTACTCTCATCCAAAATCCCGATGGATGCAACGACAGCATTATAAATCGCTTTGTCTTGACAAAATCGTTCAGTTGTGTCCAATAGCCAATTAATATCTGTTTCTTCTTCATTTTTTTCCAATTTAGTAAGAAGATTCGTAACACCATCGAAATCATCATCCTTGATGTTTAGGTTGTCGAATTCAATAACTAATGCTTCTTTGGTAGGTAAATTATTGTATTTGGTTATAAATTCGTTTATTCGTTCAAAAAGTAATCTATCTTCTTTTTCAGCAAAATAATCACTCTTCAAGAAAGGCAAAACTTTTCTAGTATATTCTTCATCATAAATTAAATTCTTCAAAATCACTTCTTCTGTTCTTTGCATTATTCCTCTATATTAGTATCGGGGGCAATTTCATAATTATGTTCTCCATACAAAAATTCAATCTTAGCATACTCATCTATTTTATCCAAAATTTCTTTGGTAAAATATTTTTCAGGCTCATCCATAACTTGCTTTCCAAACAACTTAGTTCCATCTGGCATCTCATAACGAGTAGATACTTTGGTAAAAATACCAGCGTGTTCAGCAAACTCTAAAAGTCCGTAATATCTATTAAGACCTTTTTCATAAGTCAAAAGTACATCCACTTTTTTATTTTCTACCGTCATTCTAGATTTCATATTTTTGCAATGTATGATATTCCCAATAACATCCTTTCCTATTTTTTCTTTCCTTTTAGAAAGAAATACAATAGAAAAAGCAGCATATTGAAGGCCACTTCCTCCACCCATTACATCCTGCGGAAACATAGTTCCAACTTGTTTGTATGTATGATTTGTAACAAGTAGGGGAATTCCGGCCTTAGCAAGTTTAAGAGTCAACACACGAAATGTTCCCTTAACTAATCTTGCTTTGGTCATATCTACTTTGTTTTCGCCTCCAGTAATATCTCCTACCTCTTTAGTAGTAGATAACATTCCTAAACTATCCAAACAAAGCATTAACGGCTTATCCTGACCATTTTCAACATGACTATCCACAATTTTAGTAGCCTGATGAGCAAATTCTTGTATAGTCGCCACAGGAACCATGACCAATCTACTTTTATCAATTCCTCTTTGTTCCACCATTTGTGGTGTTATTGCTGACTCTGACTCAAAATAAATAACGCCACCGCTAGGATTATCTGAAAGAAACTGTTTGACAATACCCAATAAAAAGAAGGTTTTGCCTGTAGCAGATTCTCCAGCGAAAGCAGTAATTTTATTTGACGGTAAACCTCCATAGATACTCCCTGACATTAATGCGTTAAGAACATAACTTCCTGTATCAACATAATTATGTACATCACCAATTATTCCATCTGAAACTTTCCCAGCAAATTCATTACCAGAAATTTTAACCAAATCACTTAAAAAATCACTCATTATTTCCCCTTTGTTGTATTTCAGCCATTACTTTTAATGCTTCTTTATTATAATCAACTCTATCAGAATACATTTCTGCATGATCTCTGTCTTTCAAAATATCTTTGTAATGCTGTCTTAAATCTTCTATTAACCAAGAACCGTAATTCATATTTTCCCTATGAAAAGAAACTATCTAAACTAGATCGCTTTTCAGTATCCCACCCAATAACATTTAATATTAGTTTCAACGGATCAATAAAAGACTTATTAAATTGTGTATCATAATCTATATATTCTTTTAAATCGAACTCTTCTGGCAATTTATTTAACATAGAAACCACTATATCTCCAGTAGGATTTGGTTTTTTAAGATATACGAATTTAATCTTTTCGCCCTCTTGAATTTTAGGATATTTCCTAGACAATTTTTTAGATATTAGCATATGATTGTGTATTAATGAACCTTTAACATGAATTGGAGTAGATTTCCGATATATTGTAGCAGAATCTCGATACTTTTTCAATCCCTTAACGGATCGAGGAAATGCCACTTCTTCTACTGGAAGAGATTTAAACGAAGTCTTGAAATTTTCAATATATTCAATAGCATTTTCTTCTGTACCAGACATAATAATTTTGAAAATTTCTTTCAATGCTGCTCTACATGGTTCAGGGGTGGAACTTTTGATAGCTTCAATGCCCATAATCTTCAATTTAGGTTCTTCATATTGAACGCCCTCAGAATTATAAACATTCAGAACATATTTCTTTTTTGCTGTCCATATCCCCCTATCAGCAATTACCTCTCTGGCCATAACCATTTTCTGCTGAAAAGCATTGACATATTCTGCTAATTCTTGATAACTCTTATCAATTACTTTTCGTATTTTTGTCTCGCATGCTTTATCTAAAAAATTCACAATCTTCTCAGTTGAAGCATCAGCCAATCCTACTTTATGCACAAGTGGATCAAGAGCGATATACAAAGAATCAGTATCGGAAGCGATAACATAATCAACTCCATCAGTTTCTAATAATTCATTGAGAAATTTATTGACCGTATTAATGGCCCAGCGAATTGATAATTGTCCGGCTACACTCACAGCAGATGCCAACCTAA